TGGCCCAGGACCCGATTCAGTTGGGGCATGCGCTCGTGGATGCGAAGTGCACCTTCGCGTTCAAGAAGCATCGCGGCCGGTTCATCTTCACGGGCGAGCTGGACGAGGACTCTATTGTCCCCATCCTGCCGCGTGTGCGGATGAAGCTCGTCGAGACGATGGCGCACGGCGAAGAGGATGCGTGGATCAACGGGCAGCTCTCCGCGTCGATTGACACGGGTGCTGCGGCTCCGGGCACGTACTCGATTCGGAAGGCCCACAACGGCCTGCGCTACTTCTGCTCGTCGGGTGTTGTGAACTCGCTCTTCGATGCGGGCTCCGACAACCTAGCCTATTCGGACATCATGGCCGCGCGTGCGGTCATGGGCGAGCGTGGCGTGGACCCGGCGGACCTCGCGTTGATTCTCGGCCCTGCCGGTTACATGCAGGCGTTGAAGATCACGGAAGTCAAGACGGTTGATGTGTACGGCCCGGCTGCCACGGTGGCCACGGGCGAACTCGCCAAGATCAGCGGAATCCCGATTGTGGTGTCTCGTTTCGTGCCTGAGGACATGAATGTCTCGGGTATCCGTGACGCGACCACGACCACGCAGACGATTGCGATTGTCGTCAATCGTCGCGGATGGCTGGCCTGCGAGAAGCGGGACATCACCATCGAATCCGTGCGGCTCCCGAGTGTTGACTGGACGGACGTTATCGCCATGCGGCGCATGGATCTCGAAAGCCTCTACGGGTACGCGACGAGCGGCACCCCGAAGACGGCGTGCGTGATCTACAACCTCGACACGGCGCTGGCGTAAGTCGGCTGAATGGTTTGGCCGGGGGCGGTCCTTCGGGGTCGCTCCCGGCCAGAACTGGAAGGGTCAGAACATGGCGAAGAAGTGGAAAGAGACAGAGAAGAAAGAGGAGCCGGTTGTCACGGACCCAGGCGTTGTGACGGTCGAAGCACTCAGGGACTACAACAGCCAACCGTTGACGATTCGCAAAGGCGATCAGCGTATGGTCCCGTTCGAGGTCGCGCGGGCGATCATTGACCGGCACGGGGACAACCCGCCAATAAGGATCGTGAAGTCGCTCACATCGCCGTTCAACAAGGCGATCCAGGCGGAGGAGACGAAGTAAGTGGCACACGTGCTCGCATCGGATGCGATGGTGACGTTAGAGGATTGCCGGGACTTTCTCGGCATCACGGACGGCTCGAAAGACAACGCGCTGATTCTCCTCATTAACGCGGTAACCCAGGACGCGAAAAGCCACTGCAACCGTACCTTTAAGGGCACGTCATACACAAGCGAGGCATACACGGGAAGCGGCTCGCCGTTTCTCATCACAAAGCAGGCGCCGATAACCACCGTGACCTCACTGGTTGCGGAACCAAATGGAGCGGCGCTCACGGCCGGGGCACTCTACGACTACGTGATTGAAGACGCCGACGCGGGGATTATCCGCCTAACCAATGGCATCTTCATCCCGAATGTGCATGGTGTGACCCTGAGTTATACCGCCGGGTGGGCGACGCTCCCGGCTGATCTCTACTACTCGGCGCTTGAAGCTGTGTCGTTCCGGTTGACGGAGAAAGAACAGAACCGCGTAGGCGTCCAGTCGGTTACGACGGTGGACGGCATCACCACATACACGACTTCCCCCTATCCGCAGCACATTATCGGCGTGTGGAACCGCTACGTGAGAGGCGGGCGGGTCGGATGATCCGCATCGAGATCAAGGGCGCGAAAGAGGTTGCAGCGAAGCTGGCCAAGAGCGCGCGCGCGGACCTGCGCGAGTCCATCAAAGCGGGGGTTGAAGCGGGTGCGCGGCGGGTTGAACGGCACGTGAAAGAGATTGAGCTGTCGGGCGGGGCGTTGAATGTGCGAAGCGGCCAGTTGCGCCGGAGCGTGCACACAAAGATTTCAGACGGCGGCATGGTGGCGCGCGTGGGGACGGCGACGATATACGCGCTACCGCATGAAGACGGCGCGACGATCACACCGAAGAATGCGCGGGTGCTGGCGATCCCGCTCCGAGCCGCGCTGACACGCGGCGGTCGCTCACGTGGCGGCCCGAGAGATTTCGCCGACGGGTTCTGGACGAAGAAGCCCGAATGGAAGCACCCGATATTCTTCCAGCGCAGAGGCCAGTCGCTTGTCGCTCTATTCGTCGGTGTGCAGCGGGTCGTCCTGAAAGCGCGGCGGCCATTCGCAAAGACGGTCGCTGCGACCAACACCGGAATCGTCAACACCATGAGCGAGTCAATCAGACGCGGACTGCCGGGGGCGTGACCTGATGGCAACGGACCTAAAGACCGAGACTATTCTCTCGAACGTAAAGGGGTACTTAGTTGCGATCAGCACGTCCTCGTCATACTGGCACACCGCGAAGACAGTCCGGCGGCGACATCTCGCGGACTCTCAGATTGCGACCTCGGTGACGCCGATATTCACCGTGCAAGGCGGGCCGATCACGGCCAGCGACGAATACGGCGGGCTTGGAAAGGGACGGAAGGGACAGTCGTTCCAGTTCACCGTGCGGGGATACGACAAGATAGGGTCGATTGAGAGCGAAGCAGCGGACACCGAAGCGCAGCGGCTCATTAAAGACATCGGCCGCGCGGTCATGTCAAACGACGGCCTCGGGTGTCAGGCGGTTGGGACCACGACAGTGGTAAACGCCACGCCGCTCATCATCGACGGGCAGCCGGGCTTTATCGGCGCCGAAGTGACATTCGAGGTTCCACTGGAGGTTCTCTGGAATGAGTGAGACAGCGAAGATCAAGGTTGTTTACACCGGCGCCTATTCCGGTGTGGTGATTCAGGAGCTTGGGATAGAGGTAGCGCGGGGCGTGCCATTCGAGGCGCCGCGCGAGTGGTTCGAGGAGCGCAGCGTTGTGGAGCCTTGGTGGGAGATATACGTCCCGCTCAAGATTCCCACGAAAACTCAATTGTAGAGGCGGGTCTATCTAGACCGGCGCGGCATGGGGCCGCTCGCCGGGTGGTGTGGAAAGGGTGGTTGGGATGGCGAGCGGCTGGAATAGTTACGTTTCATTCAAAGAGGAATCTACTTACGGGACCGATCCCGGTGGTGCGCGGTCGGGGTACGCGCGCATTGTCACGGACGGCGCCCAGGTCAACGAGAACTTCTACCAGGCGCCGGGCATGGGCACCCGCGCGGTACGCGGACTCTACGCGGGGATGCGGGAAATTGACGTTCCGCTTGAGATTGAAACCGGCTACGAGGGCGGCTGGCTCTATCTCCTGAAGCACGCGCTCGGTGGCTACGCTTTCACCGTCAATACGCCGGTTCCGAGTGCGAACCGACACACCTTCAGCGCAGCGGACACGCTCCCGACGGGGCTCTCAATCGAGATCAGCAAGGGCGACATCCCGGCGAACAAGGTGTTTCTGTACACCGGATGCAAAGTCAACACGCTGGAGCTGTTGATCGAGCAGGATTCGCTCATGCGCTGCAACGTTGGGTTGATCGCGCGCGAAGAGGCTCCGAACACGACGGAGGCGGCTGCGTCTCCGACGTATCCTACGCTTCGGCCGATCAAGAACACGCACTACACGTCGCTTACGCTAATCGGTTCATCGGTGGCGACGGTGACTCGTGCGCGCATCTACATCGACAACAAGCTGGAACGCTACTACAACCTCGGGCGATACACGAGCGAGCCGGAATCGTCGGAAGCGCAGGAGATCACATTCGAGGCCGAGGCGCGCTTTGAAAACCTGACGCATTACACGAAGTTTCTGGCGGGCACCGAAGGTAGCGTGGACTTCCTTATGTCGAGCGTCGGGGAGGCGGTCTACATCACGGGCACGACGCCGTATCGCATGCAACTCTCGGGTGCCACGACGCACATGACGGGCGACACGCCAAAGATTACCGGCGCGGGCGTCATTGTCGCCCCTATCAAGGGGCAGATCATCGGAACCAACCCGACGTGCGCGTTTGTGGTCGATAACGGGCAGGCGACCCTGTAATGAGTGGCGAAGCGAAGCAGGTGGTGAGCGCGTCCAGTCTACGGGGACAGACGCGCCACACCATCACCAACCCGGACACGGGAAATACATTCGTCATTCGAGAGGTGTGGGCGCGGGATCTCTACATCGAGGGTTCGGTGCCCGCTCCTCCGAGTGGCGCGGTGCCCGTGGGGACGGTGGACGTGGAATCACTCCGGCGCTTCGAGGTTGCGCTACTTCGGCAGGGCGTAGTCGAGCCGCGCATCGTGGAATCCGGCGGGGACGATGACTCAATCGAGGTACGCGAGCTTCCGCGTTCTGACCGGGAGTTCTTACTTGCGGAATTGGTTGTCAAGTCGGGGCTGTTGCCGGAGGGGGTACAGGCTGACGCCGAATCCTTTCGAGGCGAAGCGGCGCCGTAAAGACTCGGCCCTGTTGATTGACGCGCTGGCGCAACGCTACGGCGTATTGCCAAGCGAGATACTAAACCGCCCCATTCCTGAGTTCTGGCTTGACTACGAAATAGCGGAGATAGCAAGTGGCGAAGAACGTCGTAGAAATACTGATCCGCGCGCGAGACGAGGCCTCTAAGGAGCTAAAGAAGTCCGCCGACGCGATGGACGCGCTGCACAAGCGCACCGTCGTGACAGCGGCGGCCCTTGGTGCGGTTGGCACCGGCGCGGTGGTAGGCCTCACGGCGGCGGCCCTCGCGGGTGCTCGCTACGCGGACACCATCGCGGACATCTCCGACCGAACGGGGCTTGCGACCGACACCATCGCCACGATGGGAGTTGCGCTTGAGAAGAGCGGCGGCAGCGTCCACGACACCGAGACAGCGGTACGCGCACTCTCTCAAGCGATGAATGACGCCGTGGCCGGTGGAGAAGATGCGGCCGCGGCATTCGAACGGCTTGGTATTCCCGTCGCAGACCTGACCCGCAACGGCGGACTTGTCACGATTGACGAGCTCCTGCCGCGCATCGCTGACGGAATGCAGAGGATGGGCGACGGCGCGGCGCGTTCCGACGTGGCCGTGTCCCTGCTTGGCCGTTCGGGCTTGGCGCTGGTCCCGGTGCTCAAGGATGGCGCGGCTGGATTTGCGCGCACCACCGAGGAGGCCCGCAGGATGGGCCTTGCCATCGGTGACGAGGCGACGCGCAAGGCGGGAATGTTGGACGACTCCATGAAGGGGCTTCGCCAGTCCGTGACGGGACTCAACGTGGCGATTGCTTCCGGGCTTGCCCCCACGCTTTCCAATCTTGCCAACGGTGCGAGCGCGTCAATTCAGGCGGTGACTCGCTTCGCCAATGAGAACAAGGGCGCCACGCTTTCGGTGGGCGCATTCGCGGGAGTTGTTGGGACGGCTGGCGCGCTCTCGATTGGCTTGGTTGGTTTGAACAAGCTCTTGGCGGCTATCAAAATAGGCGGCGGCCTGTCTGGTCTGGTGGCTTCCGCAGGCCCGCTTGTTCGATTGGCCGGTGCTGTTGGTGTCGTTGCTACCGCGCTAGGCGTTCTCTATGAACTTTACGACAAGCTCAAGAATCCGCAGAAAGAACTTAAAGACGCATCGGAAGAATACGCGCGCGTGCTCGCGGACGAGAAGTCAACGGTGGATGATCTAGTCGCGGCATACGGGCGGCTTGAGACAGAGAAGAACAAGAGCAAGAAGAACCCGCTGCGGCCTGACGACAACTTCGCAGGGATCAACAAGGCCATCGGCATCAAGCCCGAGGTAGAGGACTCGGTTGTCTCCGAGTCGTTTATGGAGCTACAGCGGGCGGTGCGAGCCAAGCGGCTCAAGCTCTCGGTAGACACGGAGAACGCGGCGGACCAGGTGCGCGCCAAGCTCTCCGATCTTGAGATTGCGATACGCGGCGACACGTCTCCGCTTGTTCAGCAGATTGCCGAGGCGCGGGCGTCGCTCGAAGGACTGAGAGCCGATGCCGAGGAAAAGGGTGTCAAGCTCGCCACGGCGGAATCAGGCGGCGCGGATGCGTCGAAGGTGATCGAGCTGCGGCAGGAATCCGCCGAGGCCGTCCAAAAGTACGGGGCGGCACTCGCCAAGGTCGAGGAACTGGAAGCGAAGAAAGCGGAGAGTGACCGCGAGCTTGCGCAGACATCCCGCGAACTGGCGAACGGGCTCCTCGAACTCGACGCGGCGACGGGCCGGATGAAGATGGACGAGGTACTCACGCGCCAGAAGACGGCCGCAGAGCAGGCGCTCACCGTGCTTGAGGCCGCTCGGGCGAAATACGAAAGCGCCACGGTGGGGACCGAGGAATACGCGCGCGCGACCGAATCCTTGAAGGCCGCACTCGACAACTACAACGACGCGGACTCACGGGCACAGGCAACCCAAGAGATCATCACCAACGCGCGGGCGGCGGAAGTACAGGCGGCGAATGATCTGGCCGAAGCGTACCAGGCTCTCGCGCAGGCTCAGGCCAATCTCGACGTGACGACAAAAGCCCCTGACTCCGAATCAGCCGACGCGGCGATTCGCGTCATGGAGCAACAGGCGGCCTTGCAGCGCATGACGGCCGCGCAGGGTGCGCTGGACGCGGGGCCGATGGACC